CGACGAACTCACCGGACGAAACCGTGAACCCGAAAAATCTGAGCCTCGCGACATCACCGCCGAAGTCATCCGCATTGCCTGAACCGTGGATTGAGCGACTGTTCGCTCGATTCGAGGCGATGTACGGCGCCAGGTTTGCCGATGCGTGGCGGGGCTGCAATCTGGCCAGCGTCAAGGCGGTGTGGGCTGAAGACCTCGGCGGCTATAGCCGGGCGGAACTGGCCGCAGGGGTGGCCGGATGCCGGCTGAAGGACTGGCCGCCAACGCTCCCAGAGTTCCTGAAGCTCTGCCGTCCGCCGATCGACTACCAGGCCGCGCTCATCGAGGCGGTTGAGCAGATGGCCATGCGAGACTCCGGCCGAGATCAGTGGTCGCATCCGGCGATCTACTGGGCGGCGGCGAAGATCGGATCCTACGACCTGAGCCGGAAGACGCTCCGGGATCTGGACTCGGAGTGGCGGAAGGCTTTCGGTGATCAGCTCGCGCTTGGCGAGTGGCCAGAGATACCGGAGCGGGTGCCAGCGCTGCCGGCCCCTGGCCAGACGCACAGCCGGGATGTTGGCCGGGAGACCGTGCAGGAGATGCTGCGCCGGTTGAAGGGGTTGGCTGATGAGCATGTGGGGCGTGGATGATGATCCCCGGATCCATCGGCGGCGACCTCGACCCGCTCGGTTGGGCAAAGCGTCCTCGGTCGCAGTGCGCTCTTGAGCTGCTGATTCAGGGCGCCAAGGATGGCGATGCTCGACTTGCCGAGATCCACGCCAAGCACTTGGCCGATGGCGTCTGCAACGATGCTGGGGCGCTCCTGATGCGGTGGGATGGCCTGCGGTGGATCTCGATGGTCCATGACCGGATGCGGTATGCGGCCTGATGTGCGGACACTCGCCATGCTCGAAGCTGGACTGCACGCACGGCGATATTCACCGAGCGGCAGGCGTACTACGCCATGGTCAGGCGCAGCCGCGGCGAGGATGCTGCAGGAAAGCTTGCGGCCGACGTCTCTGCGGCGCGGAAGGGTGGTATGAGGAACTGTGAGCTTTGATCCGGCATGGGGATTGACCCTCTCGCGCGCGCATTTTTTGCAGCCGGCCGGATCGACTGGTTTCAGGTCATCAGCGATCTCTGCCAGCGCGGCTTTCCGTCGCAACTGGTCGCCGACTCGATCGGTGTCGCGAAGTCGACCCTGCTCGGCTGGAAGCAGGGCGCCGAGCCGAAGCACGGCGACGGGGAGCGCCTGGCGGGCTTCTGGTGCCGGGTCATGGATCGCCCGCGCGGCGCCTTGCCAATGGTGGCTGGCGATTCCTGGTGGTCGTGCCACTCGGTGAGAAGGTCGGGAAACCGACCGCCGATTGCTCCGATACTTCCCTGCGCATGCCATCAACCCATCAACCCGGAGACTGCAATGTCCCTCCCTCGCAAGCTCACCACCCAGACCCCTGGCGAACCCGAACCGTCGACGCCGGTAGTGGGCCTTCTCACCACCCCGGAAGCGGCCTATGTCGCTGAGCACCCTGGCGCGCTTCCAGACGCCTCCGAGATCGACGCCAGGGCCATCACGCAGCCCGTGCTCACAAAGCAGGGCTACGTCGTGCCGGAGGCGCCCTGATGTGCGGGATCTTCAGCAGCCCAAAGACTCCGAAAGTCGTGCAGCGCGACCCACAGGCCGAGGCCGACGCGGCCGCTAACAAAGCGGCGCAAAAGGCCAACTCCGAGACGGCGGCGCGACGTCGGCGCCAGCAGGGTAGCAGTCTGCTCGCTACGGGGGCTCAGGGCGTGGCCGGTCCGTCCGGGGCGTCGCTGCTCTCGTCGGCCTACGGCAAGGACCGCCTGGGATCATGAGCGACGCGGCCGCGATCATCAAACGGCTGGCCGCGCTCAAATCGCTGCGCAGGCCGCACGAGGAGGTCTGGCGCGAGTGCTTCGAGTACACCTATCCGCTGCGGGGCTCCGGTCTGTCGGGCGAGGCGCTCGACGCGCAGCAGGGCCAAACGAAGCGCGCCAACCTGCTCGATTCCACGGCGACCGACTCGGTGCGCATTCTGGCCTCGGCGATCATGTCGGGCCTCACCCCGGCGAATTCCCGTTGGTTCCAGCTCGATGCCGGGCAGGAGTCAGAAGAAGAGCGCCGTTGGCTGGACGACTCCGCGCAAACGCTGTGGGAAAATATCCACATGGCGAACTTCGACGCCGCTGCCTTCGAGGCGGTGGTCGACGTGGTGTGCGCCGGCTGGTTCGCGCTCTACATCGAGGAAGACCCCGACGAGGGCGGCCTGCGCTTCCACCAGTGGCCGCTGTCGAGCGTCCATGTGTCGACCACCGACCCGTGCGCTGGCGTCGATACGGTTTATCGCTGCTTCATGCTGACGGCAGAGCAGGCCGTTGCCGAGTTCGGCGAGGAGGAGGAAGGCGGCGTCAGCGCCAAGACGGCCAAGCTGGCGAAGGAAAAGCCAGACGATAAAATCGAGTTCGTGCATGCGATCTACCCGCGGCCGGCCCGGATGGACAGCCCGCGCATGGCGCGCAACTTGCCGGTGGCTTCGGTGCACCTCGAGGTCGCTGAAAAGCGCATCGTCCGCGAGTCTGGCTATCACGAGATGCCGGTGATCGTGCCGCGCTGGATGTTGATTCCCGATTCCTCCTACGGGGTCGGCCCGGTCTTCGATGCGCTGCCCGATGTGAAGATGCTCAACGAGCTGAAGCGGATGCAGATGGCTTCAGCCGACCTGGCGATTGCCGGGATGTGGATCGCCGAGGACGACGGCGTGCTCAACCCGCGCACGGTCAAGGTCGGGCCGCGCAAGATCATCGTCGCCAACTCGGTCGATTCGATGAAACCGCTGCAGACCGGCGCCAACTTTCAACTGTCCGATCTGCTGACCGAACAATTGCAGCGCTCGATCCGCAAGATTCTGATGGCCGACCAGCTGCAGCCGCAGGACGGCCCGGCGATGACGGCGACCGAGGTGCACGTGCGGGTGAATCTGATCCGGCAGCTGCTCGGGCCGATCTACGGCCGCTTGCAGGCAGAATACCTGCAGCCGCTCATTGAGCGCTGTTTCGGGCTGGCCTTCCGTGCCGGGGTGTTTGCCACCCCACCCGCTTCGCTCGCCGATCGCGAATTCTCGATTCGCTACATTTCGCCACTGGCCCGGGCGCAGAAGCTCGAGGACGTGACCGCGATCGAGCGCCTGCACGCGAACATTGCGCAGATCGCCCAGGTAATGCCGGACGTGCTCGACCTGATCGACGAGGACGCCGCGGTACGGGTGTTGTCCGATGCCCTGGGGGTGCCGCCCAAGGTCGTGCGCAAGGCCGCCGACGTCGATCAGCTGCGGCAGGAGCGCGCACAGCAGCAGCAGCAGGCGATGCAGCAGGCGCAGGCCGCGCAGTTGCAGCAGGTGGCCGGCGAGGCCGCGGCGAAGCGGGTCATCAATGGCTGACAACCTCACCACGAACCCGGGCGCCGGCGGGGCGGACATCGCGACCGACGAGATAGGCGGCATCCACTACCCAATCAGCAAGATCGCGGTCGGCGCCCTCGACACGGCGACGCTGGTCAGTTCAGCCGATCCGCTGCCGGTCGGCGGCGCCTTCGTCAAGGCCGAGGACTCGGCGGGCGCACCCGGCGACTACGGCATCGTGATCCTGGCGCAGCGGCGCGACACCGACACCACGGCGGTCGATGCAGACGGCGACTACGCCACGCTCACGAGCGACGAAACCGGGCGCCTCAAGGTGTCCGCGCAGCCGGCCAGCTACGCGCTGGTCAGCGGCAACATCACGGCGTCTGGGCAGAACGTTTCGTGTGACGTGTCGCGCTGCTCGAACGTCGTCCTGATGATGAACACCAGTTCGTTGTCTGGCCACAACTGCACGTTCGAGGGCAGCCTGGACAGCACCAACGGCACTGACGGCGTGTGGTTCACCGTCCAGGCGCTGCGTTCCAACTCAAACACCGTCGAGACCACGCTAGGCGGGGCGATGTCTGCCACTCCCCCCTATTCGTGGGAACTGTCGGTCAACGCCTGCAACTATTTCCGGGTGCGCGCCACCGCGCATACCAGCGGCACGGCAACCTGGAAGATTCAGCGCGGCACCTACGCCACCGAGCCTATCCCGGCGGCGCAGGTCAGCTCCACGCAGGGTATTACCGGAAACGTCGGCACCACCCCGGTCACCCCGTCCGCCAGCACCATCAACAGCGCGGCGACGACCAACGCCACCAGCATCAAGGCGTCCGCCGGGTCGGTCTACGGGATCGTGATCAGCAACACGGGCGGGGCGGCGAGATACGTCAAGCTCTACAACAAGGCCAGTGCTCCGACGGTCGGCACCGACGTGCCGGTACTCACGATCAAGGTCGCCACGGATGATATCGTCAGCATCGACGTTGGGACCCAGGGCCTTCGTTTCACGACCGGCATTGCCCTGGCCATCACCGCCAACGCCGTGGACACCGACACCACGGCTATCGGCGCCTCCGAAGTCAAGGTCTTGATGGCCTACATATGACCGCCTTCGCTCATTTGTCGCTGCTGCAGCTCATCGAGGGCGCCAGCGACGAAGAGGTCGAGGTGCTGCTGCCGGATGTCGAGTACGCGACCGATATATCCAACTGGTACGCCGTCGACTACGCCAAGAAGCGCAAGCGCCGGCGACTGATGCGTGACGCCTACCTGGCCCTGGCGCGCGGCCGTGGCGAGGCGATGCGGAAGAAGCTGCTCGAACGACTCGAAGCGGCCATGCTTGCGGGATTGACCTATGGACTCCAAAAACAACCGCGCCGCACCCGAAGCCTACGCCCGGGTGTTTGAGAACCACGCCGAGGGTCGCGTGATCCTCGAAGACCTCACCGCCCGATTCGGCGGGGGGATCTACGTCAAGGGCGGTCTCGAAGGGGACCGCCAGACTTGTTTCAACGCTGGCCGCCGCAGCGTGCTGGATTTCATTCTCGGGCGGATCAACCAGGCAAACGGAGCGGGAACAGATGATGATGAGGACTAGACATGTTTTCATGGCTGAGGCGGGCGCTGGCTGGCAGGACGGCGCGCCAGGCGCAGGTGCGGGCGCTGCTGCTGGATCAGGCCAGGCGGGTACGGACAGTGCACCAGGCGGTTCAGGTACAGCAGCTGGCAGTCTGCTGGCTTCCGGCCAGGCTGCGGGAGACGGTGGACAAGGCACTGCAGGCGGCGCTGCTGCGGCCCCCAGCGACTGGCTTCAGGAGAAATACCGGGTCGCCAAGGCGGACGGCACGCTCGATCTCGAAGCGTCGGCGCGCAAGGTAGCCGAAGCGCATCGCAGCCTTGAGCAGCGGCTAGGCTCGGGCGACGTGCCGCCCAAGACCACGGAAGAGTACGCGCCGAAGGTCGATGCCGAGGGCTTCAACTGGGATGAGGTGAAGAACGACGAAAGCATGCGGGGCTTCCTCAAGGGCGCGCACGCCAAGGGCTTCACCAATGACCAGCTATCGTACGTGCTCGGCGAGTATTGGAAGGCGGCGCCGAATCTGGTGACTGGCGCGCAGCAACTCGACGACAGGGCCGCGACCGCCGAGCTGCGCCAGGAATGGAAAACCGATGCCGAGTTCAAGCAGCATATCGGACAGGCATTCAAAGCCTTCAACGCCTTTGCCGCGGAAGCCGACCGGTCGCGGATCGACGAGATCGGCAACAACCCGATTGTGCTGCGCCTGCTCGCCAACATCGGCAAGGAGATGCGGGAAGACACCCCAATCAACGGGGGCGGCATCCCCGAGGGCGATTTCAACACCAAGGCGGCCGCGCTGCGTGGCGAGTTGGAGAAGCTGCCGCCGTCCGACCCGCGCCGCAAGCAACTGAAGGACGAACTGGACGGCCTCTATACCAGCCGTTATGGCGCCAGGGCGCAGCGACTGGGTGGCGGCGCCAGCCGCGCCACGGTCGCCTGATCAGGGTCCGCTGCAAAAGGTCGGGAAACCGACCGCGCACCCGTACGATCATCGCAGGCATTCCCGGCCTGCGGTGGCGCGCAGATACCCGGACAAAGCCCGCAGGTCGCGCATGGTGCCGATGCCCGACCCCGAAGAAGCAGGCCCGCGGTTGCGGACACCCTGGAAGGCGACATTTTCAATTTCTAGGAGCAGCGCAACATGTCTCAGTACATCACTGAAGCGTTTGTGCAACAGTTCGCGGATAACTTCGTGCACGTTGCGCAACAGAAAACCTCCCGCCTTGAAAGCTGCGTGCTGATCGAGCCCGGCATCAAAGGGATGTCGAAGTCGATCAACCGGCTTGGCCAACGCACCGCGCAGCGGCGCATCGCTCGGCATGCCGATACCCCGATCAACGACCAGCCGCACAGCACCCGCTACGTCGACCTCTTCGACTGGGAAGACGGCGACATGATCGACGACCAGGACAAGATTCGAATGCTCACCGATCCGCAGTCCGAGTACGTCGCGGCGATGGTCGCCTCGCTCAACCGCGCCAAGGACGACGTGATCATCGCGGCCCTGGGCGGCAACTCGCGCAGTTCGACCGGCAACATTGCCCTGCCGGCTGGGCAAAAGGTTGCCGTCGGCGGTACCGGCCTGACCAAGGCCAAGATGATCCAGACCCGCAAGCTGTTCCGCCAGAACGAGGCGGACGCCGAGGCCGGGGAAGAACTGATCATGGCCTACGCCTCGTCGCAGCTGTCCGACCTGCTGACCGACACCGCGCTGACCAACACCGAGGTCAACACCGTGCTGTCGCTGATGGACGGCACGCTCAAGAACGCCTCGCTGATGGGTTTCCGGATGGTCCCGATCGAGCGCCTGCAGAAGGTCAGCACGACCCGCTACTGCTACGCCTGGGCGAAGTCCGGAGTCACCCTCGGGATCGGCGAAAACATCATGACCCGCATTGGCGAAGACCCAGGCAAGGGCTTCAACGTCCGCATCTACGCCAAGATGTCACTTGGCTCGGTGCGTGTCGAAGAAGAGAAGGTCGTCGAAATCGCCTGCCAAGAAACCTAACCCTCTCAGGATCCAACCACCATGGCAGTCGTTACCACCAAATCCGCCGCCGTCACCAACGCCGACGCGGCCACGCAAACGAACAACTCGCAGAAGATCGCCGGCGGGCGATTGCGCGAGGACGTCGGCACCCTCGAAGCCGTTTCAGGCGACTCGATCGGTTCCGTCTACCGCCTGGCGCGCGTCAAGTCCGGCTCCCGCATCTCGCGGGTGCTGCTGTCGTGCGACGCGATCACCACCTGTGCCGGCGACGTCGGCGTCTACGATGTCACCGCGGTCAACAGCGGCGCCGTCATCGATGCCGACTTCTTCGCCTCGGCGCAGTCGCTGGCCGCGGCGCTGGTCCATACCGACATCACGCACGAGGCCGACCCGGCGGACGCCGGCGCCGGCTACGGCAATGCCGATGTCGAAAAGCCGCTGTGGCAGGCGCTCGGGCTCACCGCCGACCCCAACAAGCTCTACGACATCGCCGTGACGCTGACGGCCGCTGCCGGCTCGGCCGGAACGGTGTCGCTGAAGGTGCAGTACGTCGACGGCAACTGAGCCCGGCAAGGCCGGCTGTAATCAACCAGACCGGGGCCATGGCGCCCCGGTTTTTGCATCAGGACTCCGCACATGGCGACATCGGTATCGATCTGCTCCAACGCTCTGCTGATGCTCGGCGCGCAACCCATCAACGACCTGAACGAGGACACCGACCGGGCCAGGCTGGCGGCCAACCTCTATCCGCAGGTGCGGGCCGAGATGCTGCGCGCGCATCCGTGGAACTGCGCCGTCAAGCGCGTCATCCTGGCGCCCGATGAAGAGGCGCCCGCCTTCGACTACAGCTATCAGTTCACCCTCCCGTCGGACTGGATTCGCAATCTGTCGGTAGGGGACTACGGCAGCGAGATCTACTACCGCAGCGAAGGCCGGAAAATCCTCGCCGATACCGACACCCTGAAGCTGCGCTACATCTTTGACAATCCGCATGAGGAAACCTGGGACGCGGCCTTGATCCACGTCACCACGCTGGCCATGGCGGCCTACATGGCCTACGCCATCACCCAATCGACCAGCCTGGAAGAACTGCGCTTGCGTGAACTCGACAGGGCGCTCAAGGTTGCCCGCGCCGTCGATGGCCAGGACGACCCGCCCGAGACGCTCGGCGACTTCCGCTTGCTGTCCAGCCGCTACTAGGGAGACGACACCATGCCGCGCCTGACCCTGATGCAAACCAATTTCACGGCCGGGGAAATGTCGCCCCGGCTGCTCGGGCGGGTCGACATCACCCGCTACGCGAACGGCGCCAAGACCATCGAGAACGGCTATCCGCTGGTTCACGGCGGCGTGATCCGCCGGCCCGGCACGCGGTTCGTGACGTCGACGAAGTTCAGCACCACCAAGCGGTCCAGGCTGATCCCCTACATCTTCAACGAGGACCAGTCGTACATCATCGAATTCGGAGACCTGTACATCCGGGTCTACAAGGACGGCGCGCAGGTGCTGTCGGCGCCGAGTACGCCCTACGAGATCGCCACGCCCTACACCGAGGCGATGCTGGACGACCTCGACTACGTTCAGGGCGCAGACACCATGTTTATCGCGCACCCCGGGCTGCCGATCTACCGTCTTCGCCGTCAGGATCATGACGACTGGTCGCTGGCGCCGGCGCCGTTCACCGTCACCCCGTTCGATGAAATCGGGTTTAGGCCTGCCACCACGCTGACCCTCTCGAGCGCTGCCGTAGGGGCTGGCCGAACGCTGACCGCCGGCGCTTCGACCTTCCTGGCGTCCGATGTTGGCCGCGACGTATGGGCCGGGGCGGGGGTTGCCGAGATCACCGCCTACACCAGCGCCACCGAAGTAACCGCCTCGATCTCCGTGGCGTTTTCGAGCACCAGCATTGCCGCCGACGAATGGCAAGTGAGGGGCTCTCCGCAAGAGTCGATCACGCCTTCGGCAAAAGACCCGGTTGGCGGGGCCGTGACGCTGACCGCCGCGGCGCTGAACACCTGGCGCCCCTCCGATGTCGGCAAGTTCGTCAAGGTCAATCGTGGCCTGGTGGAGATCACCGGCTACACCTCCGCACTGCAGGTAACGGGCACCATCCTGACCGCGCTCGACTCCGTCGTCAGTTCGCCGGCGGATGCCTGGACGCTCGAAGCCTCCGTCTGGAACTCGATAGACGGCTACCCGCGCACCGTGTCGCTGCACGAGCAGCGCTTGATTGCCGCGGGCTCGCCCGGCTACCCGCAGACGGTCTGGATGTCGCGCATCGGTGAGAGCCTGAGCTTTGAATCCGGGACGGCGGACGACGACGCGATGTCGTTCACCATATCGTCGGACCAGATCAACCCAATTGCGCACATGGGGCAGGTTCGGTCGCTGATCGCGCTGACCTACGGCGGCGAATTCACGCTCTCCGGCGGCAGCGAGAAGCCAATCACGCCGACCAATATCCAGGTACGCAACCAGTCGGTTTACGGGTGCAATGCGGTGCGGCCGATCCGCATCGGCAACGAACTGTTTTTCGTCCAGCGCGCCAGCCGCAAGCTGCGGGCGATGTCCTACAAGTTCGAGACGGACGCCTACGGCGCACCCGATCTGTCGGTTCTCGCCGAGCACGCGACGGCCAGCGGCATCGTCGCGATGGCCTACCAGCAGGAGCCGGAGTCGATCATCTGGATGGTGCGCAGTGACGGCGTAATCGCTACAGTCACCGTCGACCGGGATCAGGACGTTGTCGGCTGGGCGCGGCAGATCACCGATGGCGTCTACGAGTCGATCGCGACGATTCCCGTCTCCGACGGCGAAGAGGTCTGGGCCATCGTTCGCCGAACCGTTGGCGGATCGACCGTGCGCTATGTCGAGCGCTTCGACCCCGCCATGGCTACCGACTGCGCGATCACCGGCACGCACGCGACCGGCACCGACACCTGGGCCGGGCTGGACCATCTTGAGGGCAAGGAAGTCGACGTGCTGGCCGATGGCATCGTGATGCAGCGCGAGACGGTGTCGGGGGGGGTCGTCACAATCGCCAGAGACGCTCTGGCGGTCGAGATCGGGCTTCCCTACACCACCACGATCGAGACGCTGACGCCCGATGTCGCCAGCGGCAACGGCAGCGCGCAGGGAAACAGCCTGCGCATCGCTGAAGTGACACTGCGGTTCCTCGACACCACCGGCTGCGAGCTGAACGGGCAGGTGATCGCCTTCCGAAGCTTCGGACCGGCCGTGCTCGATGCCCCCGCGCCTCTTTTCACCGGGGATCACCGGATCGAAAAACTCGGCTGGGAGCGCGGGTCGGCCGAGCTGGTGATCCAGCAGCGGCAGCCGCTACCGTTTCATCTGCTGTCCGTGATCAAGAAATTCACCGTCAACGACTAGGAGCCAACCATGATTCGACAGGCCACCCCAGCCGACATTTCGCAGCTGATCAACCTGGGGGAGCGGATGCACGCCGAGAGTCGGTTTTCCGTTCTCGGCTACGACCGGCGAAAGGTCGCCGCCCTGTTCGCGCACCTGCTCGACACGAACCAATTCATCGAAGTGATCGACATTGATGGCGAGATCATCGGCGGCTTTGCCGGCTTCGTCACCGAGCACTGGGCATCGACGGACCTCGTGTCCTACGACTGCGGACTGTTCATCGCGCCGGATCACCGCGGCGGGGGCGATGCCGCCCGCCTCATCAAGCGTTTTCGCGCGTGGGCCATCGGCCAGGGGGCCAGGATGGTCACCCTCGGCGTCAATACCGGCGTGCATCCCGAGCGCACCGCCCGGCTGATGGAAGCCGTCGGCTTCGAGCGGATCGGCTATCTGTACGAAGGAGTGAAGCCATGTGCACCGGCATAAGCATGGCCTTGATGGCCGTCTCCGCGGCCGCTGGCGCCGTGTCGTCGATCCAGCAGGGGCGGCAGCAGCAAGAATGGGCAAACTATCAGGCCGAACAGGCGCAAGCCGACGCCCGGGCCGAGAAGGGGGCCGCCGAGGTGCAGGCCGAGAAGATCCGCAAGATGGCCCGCATTCAGGCCGGCGAGGCGCGCGCGCAGCTTGCTGGATCGGGTGTCGATGTTGGCGAGGGCACTGCGCTGAACATCAACGCCGACATCTACGGCCGTGCCGAGGAAGACGCGGTGATGACCATCTTCGGCGGATCAGACCGGGCCAGGCGCGGCGAAGCCGAAGCCGCCGGGCTGAAGATGAAGGGCGGGGAGGCGCGGCAGGCCGGCTATCTGAATGCCACCTCCTCGATTCTTTCCGCCGGTAGCACCATCGCCAAGGGCTACAAGACGACCACGAGAGGGACGTAAGCATGCGCATACCGTTGGGCAATTTTGGCTTCCGCGGCGCGGACCCCGTCCAGCACACCCGCATCGGCGGAGAAGGCGCGGACGCCGTTGCCCGATCGGTGCAGAACCTGTCCGGCACCGGGATGAGCGTTGCGGCCGGGCTGATCGACCGGCAGACGCGCGAGCAGGAGGCACTGCAGCAAGTCAGGATCGCCGGCGACATCCAGGAACGGCAGATGCAGTACGACTCGGTACTGTCCGACCTGGGCCGGCGCTCCGACGCCGGCGAACTCGATCACCAGGCAATCCCGGACGCCTTCAAGGCCGCTACCGCGCTGCTGCCGCCGGTCGACGTCGACAGCCTGCATCCCGTGCTGGCCGAGAAAACCCGGCAAGGGCTGGCCCTGCTCGACCACAAGGCACAGCAGCAAATCTCCGGATTCGTCGCCAAGGGCCTGAAGACCGAGGCGCGCTTTTCGGTCGACCGGCTTTTCGATGGCATCGACAAGAGCATGGCCGACCCGCACGCCGACCCGGCGAAAGCGACCGCGGCACTCGACGCGCCGCAGGTCCGGATAGCGGCGCAACAAGCCTATGGCGATGCCGCGCAAGGCAAGCTGCAGGAGCGCAAGGACCAGGCGTGGTTCACCTTCGGCAAAACGCAACTGATCGCGGCCGGTCATGACGCCGATGCGCTGCGCGGATTCATCGGCGAGCTGGACGACGACCGCGGGCGCTTCGCCGACAAGCTCGACGGCGACCGGAAGAACGCCCTGAAGATCGCCGCCCAGTCGAAACTCGATCAAGCCATGCGCCTGGACCAGCACGAAGCAGACAAGCGTCTGGCCGACGCCGAAAACGCCGTCAAGGAGTACGGCAGCCAGATCACGACAACGACCAGCGCCCGCCCAGAGGATTATCTGAGCTGGGCCGATCGCGTTCGCGGCACGCCCTACGAGGCGCCATTCATCGCCCTGCAGGCCGTCGAACGCGAAGTACAGAAGGTCGTCGCGCTGCCGCCGGAACAACAGGACCGGTTCCTGGCCGACGCCCGCGCGGCGCAGCGCATCAACGGCGCCGGCGAGAAACAGATCCAGATGCTCAACGCCCTCGAAGAAGCCGTCGGCAAGAACCGCAAGCTGATGGACGAGCAGCCCTTGCGCTACCTCACCGAGCGCACCGGGCAAGCTTTCCAGCCGCTGACCCCGGCTCTGCTGCAGCAGGGTGGCGGGGTTCTCGAACAGGAGGTGCAGCACCGCCTATCGGCTCTCTCCGGGCTGCGCAAAACGACCGGCGGCCGCACCGACCTCAAGCTGTTCTCCAAGGACGAAGCCGACCAGACCAGCAAACTGCTGGCGGAATCCCCCCCCGCCGCGCAGGGCGCCATCCTCGGGCTGCTGCGCCAGGCGATCAACGATCCGCGCGCCTACGCCGACACCGTGCGCCAGGTCGCCAAGGACGACCCGGTTCTGGCCTATGCCGGCATTGCTCAGGGGCGCGACCTGACGACGACCAACGGGCGGGCGCTGTCCGATCTGCTGCTTGAAGGGCGCGCCATCGTGCGCGACGGCTCGTTCAAGATGCCGCCGGAAAAGGCGGGAACGGTCAGCATGCAGCAGGTGTTCAGCGCGTACCTTGGCAACGCCATCGAACCCGGCGCCTCATCGGCGCGCGAGGACACCTTCAAAGCGGCTTCGGCGGTCTATGCCAAGCTGGCCAAGGATGCCGGCCAGACCGACGGCGCACTCGATGCCGGACTCTACGAACAGGCCGTACGGCTGACCACCGGCGGCATCGTCGAGCATGCCGGCCAAAAGACCATCCCGCCCTACGGCATGGGTGACGACGTATTCAACGACCGCGCGCGCGCGGCCAAGCGTGCCGCCGAAAAAGCCAGCGACGCGCCCGCCGGGAGCTTCGCCACCCTGCCGTTGCGCGCCATCGGGCCAAACCGCTACGAGCTGCTGAACGGCCAGCGGCGCCAGATCGGCAAGGATGGCCTGCCGATCATCCTGACCATCGAGTAACCGCCATGAGCGCACTGCTTGAACTGCACCCCGAGCTGGAACGGAATGCTCTTGACACCGCATTTCGCCCCGGCGAACGGACCGCCGATCTGCCCGACCCCGGCCTCTTCGCCGGCAGCCTGAGCGGCGCGCTCGGAAAAGGCGCCCTGACCGGCGTCGTCAAGGTTGGCGCGACGGCCGAAGCGTATTTCTCCGACGCCTGGGGGCGCGGCCTGGGGATGGCCGGAGAACTGCTTCCGAAACCGCTGGCCGGAGGCCGCGGGGACGTGCTGGCGCAGGAACGGGCCGGTCACGAAATGGCCCGCGAGGGCACCG